CTTATTGTCTTCAAACTTAAAGTACGGTAAAACTCCATTATCGTCTCGTCTTCCACCACGACTATCACTTTCTAAATGGTGGTGATCTATGTAATCTAAATGATAGTCAAAATCGTTTTCACTAAACGTCTTGTTAAAATTATCGTGGATAACCATACGACTTGCGTATGCGCCAGTCTTTAGATTTCGTAATGTATTAAACTGAGATATAACTTTAAAACTTTCCATTGATTGTAAATCAGATAATATGTTTCGATTATCTCTGCTGTCTCTTACTGACTTTACTTTAGGTAGATAGTTCGCCAGCGCTCTACGAGGTGTTCCATTTCCTTTTGTAAACATATTTTCATATGATTTAAAGTTAAATCCTAATGAAGTCTCAAAAAATCTATATCCTGCGTTTTTAAAGTTCTTTGATGTGGCGTTTTCACAAAACATCTCAATACTATCAAATGGTTTAAGTCTTGGTACAACAAATTTTGTTAAATTTTTAGTTGACTCTAATATAAGATTTTTCTTTGTTTTTAAATCACCACGACACACTTCTAATACAAACTCATCTATGGAACCTGCAAATGCTTTTGATATTCTTCTTTGTTCGTTTTTTATGGTTTCAATACTACAGAAGTGTAATGTGTATGCTTGTGTTCTTGGATTGACTTGAGCTTTGTTTCCAATCTTATAAACGTACATAGGATAACCTGATATGGAAGTAAAGTCATATCCTTTTTCTATACCTAGTCCAGGTGTAGATAATTTAAACTCTATTCGTTCATATCCTGTTAAAGGTAATGTAGCAATAACGTTGGTTGCATCTATCAAAGTTAAATCACCTGATAGTGTTTTACTTTCTAAATGTTCGTAAATGTTTATCTCTTGTATTAGTTTGGTTATATCTTGTCTAAAAGATACTGTTCCACCAGTTGGTGAAGCATAAGATACCAGGTTAACCTGTGAAAGTCTATACGAACCTGCTTTTTCTAAATTTTGTTCGTCAACATCAAAATACATTATTTACTCACTAATCTTTCAAACTCCTCTAGTAGAATAGATAAGAAATTTGGATTTAATAATTTAATCTTTCTCTTTTGGTCTTGTAATCTTCTTTCATATTCATAATTAGAAACAGATTGTGCACCAGATTGTGTACTATTAACTTCTATCTTATGTGAATAGTCATCTGGTCCTGATCCAGTTGTTTTACCACTTGATTGTGTTATTTCATAATGGTGTGTGGCACTAGGGTTTGAATATTTGTTTTTAACATAAGTCTCAAAGTCCTGATCTGATAAAGGCCAACCATAATAAGCATCAGTAATATCATTTGTTAATAGTATAACCCAATGTAAATTAGCAGATCCAAAATGTTTAAATGCTGTTGTTTCAGGTCTCTCACCTGATGGTACATCATAACTATCATAAAGACTAGCTTCGTCTCTAATCTTTGATCTGACTTTTACACGAGTCATTAAATCAGTGACAAGTTTTTTATTTCCGTCACCAGCTATATCGTAATAACCTTTATTGAAATATGTAAAGTAACTCATTAATGTCCTTCAGCAATAGTTGCTTTTGTCATTATTTCCATTTCAGTAAATGTAAGTTCTGCTTTAATTAATATTGGCGCAGCACCTCTATCATCACCTTTAAATGTTGTAAACACACCTTCTGGTGCATAATCAACACTAAAATCTGTTAATGCACATCTACTAACTTTAGGTATATACATATTTGCTTTGTCTTTGTACATATATGTAATTTGAAACTCTGATGGTGCTATTAACCAACCTCTTGTTTGTATCTCTGGCATCATATGAAATTTAAACAGTGTAATAATTTTGTGTATCGTATCTAATTCTTTTGCGTTCTTCGCAGCAAACTCAAATGGGAAACTAAATGTTCTAAATGGTACGTTTTTAAATGCTAATTCTGTTTGTGGATTGACAGATTTTCCTAATTCTTTATTAACCAATCCTTCTAATCCAGGAAATGCCATTTCTAAAGCACCGATTGCCGCCGTTTTTAAAAATGTTTTTAACGCCTCTCCGCCAGCAGATAATGCTTCTTTACCACCTTTTATATCAGCGATAGTTCCTCTAATCAATCCTGCCATACCTGTATCAGCATTTTCATATCCAACTTTATAATTAAACTTAACATCAGGTGGTGTATATAAAATAACAGTATCTTGTATTCTACTATGTGTTTGTTTATATGATGACAAACCTGATGATTGTTTTCTTACTATATTTTCTGAATTAGCATTGTAATAACCTTGATTTTTTAATTTATCAAATCTTTTTTGTATTTGATCTGATCTAACTGAAAAATCAGCATCTAAATCAGTATCACCAATTACACCTGATATTAATTTTCCTTTGTTATCAAAATTAGTTGTTGTCATAGTTGATTTATCGTTTGCAATAATATCAAATATTACATAATGACCTTCACCTAATTGACTTGTTTCTTCTGGATAATATAATTGACCGTAATCATATGGATTTTCTTTCATATGTGCTACTGGACTATTATCTACTTCTAATGGTGATTTGTTTGCCAAATTGGCAGCTAGTTTAGCTGTATTTGCTTGATTAGCAAAGTTTGCTAGATTAGTTAAAGAATTACCTACTAAATTACCTGCTAGATTAGTAACACTTTGTTTTAATATTGTTGAAATCTTACTTGTAAATGCCATCTAAATATCCTTATAATGTTAATATTTATATGTTATGAAGAAGTCTTTTAAAGGTTTATATAGACCAACTAATCCAAAGAAATATGTTGGCGATCCAAATAGAATAGTATATCGTTCTCTTTTAGAGAGGCGTATGATGGTTTATTTAGATAACAATCCTGACATTGTTTATTGGGCGTCAGAAGAAATAGCTGTTAGATATTATAATCCAATTGACAAAAGATTTCATTCTTACTATCCAGACTTTATTGTAAAGACTGTCAAAGATAAAAAGGTTATGATAGAAGTTAAACCTTATCGTCAACTTACTCAACCTAAAGCACCTAAAAAGAAAACAAGAGCTTATCTACGTGAAAGTTTTGAGTTTATTAAAAATACAGCCAAATGGAAAGCCGCAAGAGTTTATTGTGAAGAAAGAGGTATGGAATTTAAATTGATTACTGAAAAAGAATTAGGTGTTACTTTTTAAACACCAACAGTTTTATTAAACCAAGTATCATCATTCATAGAACCCCTAAGAGATACACTTGATACATTATTATTAATTGCTGTATTAGCTACATTATTTGCGACTGCTGTATTATTTCCACCTTTAGCAATTTCATAACTAGGTGCACTTTTTTTCAATTCTTCCAATTTATCAGGTGTTATTAAATTTTGATCTCTTGTTCCAGGAGCATATATTTTAGGTTGTGTTATTACATCACCTGTATCCATTGACATTGGTTTTATTACTGGTTTTTCATTAGCAGGTTCATTATAATAATCGTCTGGTAAATATGCTTCACCCATTATATCACCTGCGCCACCTCTAAAATTACTTGTTCCAGGTTCAAGTCCTTCATCACTTTTTGTGCCAAAGAAATCTGTAATCTTTTTAATTGCATAAAATAAAGCGCCTAAAGCAAGTATTACAACAGCAGCAATAGCCAAAAATGGTGTAAATGCCAATACACTTGCAGTTAATCCAGCAACAAATCTTTTTAATCCAGCAAGTAAAGGTTTAAATAAATTAACAACTAATTTTAGTGGTTTTAAAAACTCACCTATTTGTAATCCAAATTCTTTTATTGCCGTAAATGGTGCTGTTAATGTTTCTGTAAATGCTGATATTGTATCTAATATAGGTGCAGGTACATATTCTCTTAATCCTTCACCTGCTCTCTCTGTACCACCTCTTACTCTTTCAAATAAACCAGGTTGTCTATCATCAGCTTTATCACCAAGTGTTTCAATTAATTTTTCTCTAATAGTTTGTTGTTCTTTTAAATAATTTTGTTTTTCTATTATTTCTTGTTTTGCTAATTCTCTATCTTCATTTGTGACAAATCTTCGTTCTTGTAATATTTTTCTTTGTCGTTCAATTTCATTTTCAGTATTTTTAATTTGTTTATTTGTAAATAATAATGATTGATTTTTTTGTTTAATTTCTTCTCTAGTTAATAATTCTATTTCACCTGAAAATCTATTAATCTCAGCAACTACACCACCTTTTCTAACTTCTATTATTTCTTGTTCTGACTTTTGTATTTTTTCTTCACGTTCTTTTAAAAATTTAGCCAAATCTTTGTTGTAAGTACCTAAATCAATACCTAATTTATTAACTTGTTTGTCTAATCTATCTATTGCTTTTTCAAAACGATCAACCGAACCTGATTCAATTTCAGCTGTTATATCATTAATCATTTCAGGTATACTAGGTATAACTGCTTGTTTAATACCATCCATAGTGACACCTACTTTTTCAATAAGTGTACTTGCTAAAGCAAATACTGCTTTATCAACTTCAAATTGTTTTGTTAAGTCTTCTAACTTCTGATCTATTTCTGGTAATGTAGCCATTTATTATTTCTTATCGTCTGATTTTGCTCTTGAGCCTGTGTATAAACCAAACCAAGCAGCGCCAGCACCAACTACGATACTAACTAAACCTGATTGCTCCATACTAGGTTGTGATAAATTCATATACCATACAACTACTTTGTATAATAAGTAAATATATGTTGTGATGAATATTCTAGGAAATATTCTCCAACTATCAACTGCTCGTGCTAAGTGTATTAATTTAGCATAAGGATTTGGTCCTAAATCTTTAACAGATGTATCAACTTCTAACTCTACGTTAACTTTTTTTGATACTGTATTGTGTTCGTCCATTAACTTCTCCCTTGTTGTTCTCGTCTTCTTCTCTCATTTTCTTCTTTGATATGGTTAACTAACATTGTTACATAAACGTCACGTTCCCAAGGTATCAAAGACTCAATCTCTTTTAATGAATATTTATGATGTTGAATTAACGCAAAATTGGTTTCAAAATAGGCCTCTAGGCTACTGTGGGAGAGGCAGATTGAAAAAAATCTTGTATTCCTTTAAATACTATCTTATTCTTAACTTTTGTATTAGGATTTTCAACTTCTATCTCGTGCCTTAACTGTGGCATTGTGTCAAAAAATAGTTTGATTTTTTCAAAAGATTTTTGAGATAATTTTTCTATAAAATCTTTCAATTCATCTTTTGTCGTATCTTTCGCTGGATAAATTTTGTCTCCCTCATAAATGTGATCTATACAATCTGTTATAATGTTAAATACTTTTTCAACATCTTGCGTTTTCACATCTAATCCTGCCTTTGCAAACTCTATCGTTGGATACTTCATTACTATTCCTAACTTTCTACTTGTATCAAGTAAAATGTTATTTGTATGACTATCGTCCACTTGCACTTCTACTTTTGATATATCAACTTCTACTTCAGCAAATGTCTTTTTATCGTCTGGACACAAAACTTTAAATTTAGCAACTTCACCAATTGATTTTGCTCTAATTTGTAAAAACAAATATTCAATATCAAACATTGGTAGTTTATCTATTTCTACTTTGTCAAATGTACAGGCTTTCAATATTTCTTTTAATGCAACTAATGTCTCATCAGTATTTTGATTTTCCATTGCTACTAAAAGTATCTTTTCTTCTTTTACAAGAAATGGTCTATATTGAACCTTAATATCTGCAGATGGTAGGGTCAATTCATATCGTGGTGTTTCTATTATTGGTAATGCCATAATATCTCCTTAATAATATTATATATTTAGTGGTGGTAATTTAAATGGTGGGAATATTCTTCCTCCAGATATTCTACCTAACGGCACGCTTCTTCTCAATCCATCTAAAACGTCTCGTCCCGCTCTTCTGATTTCTGGTGGTAATTTACTAATAAGTCCACCAAATAATCCTCCTTCTTTAACAACAGGTTTATTAAATTCAGATTGACCTGTTGTACTAGAAATTAAATCTATGTTTCCGTCTTGGTTAATAAAGTAATTAACCCAATATCTAAATGTAAATGTAACTTCAAATGTTTGTACTTCATTCGCTGTGTGTGCATATGTGACTGGTCCTACGATTTGTGGATAACAGTCGTATAATCTAACACCGTAAGTTATATCATCTCTTTCTTGTTGAGATGCATATTGTCCTAATTGAAATATATCTACATCACTTACATAATCGTTATAAAAATTAAAATTATGTGTTGTTGTGCTTAATCCCGCCTTTTGCCATAATTCAAAAAATGTACGTTCTCTTAGAAACTTGTCAGCATAAAATGTTGCTGATATAGGAGCAGATTTATAATCATAAACAAAATTTCTTGGAGGACCATTATGTCTAATTTGTTTTACTACTGCTTCTCTTTCTGGCATTGTAATTGCATTACAAAATGCTTGTACTCTTTTCTTTGTAGGGTCATTATTGAAAGTAATTAAATCGTTGTTTCTACTAAATCCTAAATTTTCTTCCGTGTCAACTTGATCTGATAAAGGTTGTACACCTCGAGGTAAATTAAAATTCACATAATATCTTGCCTTACGAGCAAATCCTTCAGCTTCATTAACCATTGCTTGAAATCTACCTAAAGTAGATTCAGGATTACCGCCAGCTTTTTGTCTTAATCGTGGATCGCCTTGAACATCATCTAAACTTCTATCACGTGGTATACCTATTCGTATATCATATCCACCAATTCTTTTTCCACCTCTTAAAATTGCCATTTATTTTACCTTTTTACCACATTGACATCTTTTACCAAAAAGTTTGTCAATGATTTTATTAAACCATTTTTTCATTAGTATGGACTTCCTTTCTTAAATTGTGCAACTGGTAGATAAACAGCAATAGCTGCTTCATCAAAATCAACTCTTAAAAAACTACTTCTAACGTGATCGAACAAATATTTTTTAATGGTTCCTTTTACCAATTTAATTCCTTTTACCCTACCGTAACTTACATCAAAGGTTGTTTTTTTATCTAATTTAGAACCTGTAGCAAATGATTGTAGTCGTTCTAATAATGTAAATCTTGGCGCATAATTTAGATAATGAAAATTAATTCCAGCAAATCCTCCAGGTATTCTTTCTAAAGGTAATACAAGTGGAAATGTATCATAATATGGTAATGTCTTTTTATATTTAGGGTCATAAAAAAACATATTTAATCTACCAATACTTGGTCTTACAGTAAGTTTTCCACTACTCATTAATTTACGAGCAGTTACTCTATCTGCGATAGATGATACTGCATTTCTATACCAATTAGCAGATTTTCGTGTGTTTCCTTGTCTATCTTTAAGACTATCTAAGACTGATATTGCCATTTGTAATATTTATATGAGATATAAAAAAGGCGTGACTATTTCTAGCCACGCCCTAAGTCTAAAGAGAGAGAGAATTACTCGTCTTCTGCCAATTTACTAAAATATGATAACGTATCGTCATCATCACTAGCAGCAGACTGAGTGTCAACTTTAGCACTTTTTGCCGAACCATTGGATTGTGGTGGGAGGTTTGTTTTCTCAATAGTTTCAGCACTTCGTACACCCGTAATTGTCCTATTCAGTTTCTCTTTGAGTTCGTCATAGGTTTTAAAATTACTAGGGTCTAGGAAAGGTTTAAGAGCATACTGTGATTTCCAAATTGACTTAATGTCTTCATCACTAGTCTTAATTTGTGACACAGCATCAAATTCAGATTTGTCATAGTTCCAATAACCATCAACTTTTCTAATCTTCAATTTGAAGTTAGCGCCTTTCCAAAAGTCAAATGGGTTTACTGGTTTTTCATCTTCAAACGCAGGTTGCATTGCTTCAGTAATTTTATCAAATATTTTTTTACCATATTTGAATAAAAATACTTTACCTTCGTTTTGTGGATTCTTAGGATCGGATACTATCAATACGTTTGAATAGTAAGATAGTTTTCTTTTTCTCTTTCGAGCTATTTCTTTATCACTATCTAATCCTGTGTTCCACAGTCTAGTATTTTCTTCCGACACAGGGTCTTTTTGACCAAGTGTTGTTAAAGAGTTTTCAATATACCAACCGCCGATGTCCTGAAACGCATGCGACCAGACTCTTATCCACGGTAGGTCTTCACCTTCAACCGATGGTAAAAATCTAATCACTGCGTAACCATTTCCAGTTTTATCTAGTTCTGGTTTCCAAAATCTATCGTCTTGGTATTTTGATTTGTTTTTTTCTTTATCTTCGGGATTTAAATTTGCTTCGATTGCTTTTGTAAGTTTATCAAAGTTACTTGAGGATTGTTTTAATGTTTCAAAATCCATATTTTCTCCTTATTATTGTATTCGTTGTATTTGTGTAGGCTGTATAATCGCCTTCTATTTTATTTATATAACTTATCTTGTTCACTTTTCCATTTTTTATAACCCTTTAACCAATCTTTTGAAGATGTGGTTTTAAGTCTATCTCTATAACGACTCAATAAGTTAATTAAATAATTTAACATTTTATACATAGCTTCAATATATCATAATTCATCATTTTTGTCAATGTTCATTTAAGGTTAAACTTCTTATAAAAGTCTTTATAAGTCATATATTCTAAGTTACCTTTATGATCTGTCCATTCAGGTACAACTCTATTCACCATATCACTTCCTCTAATATTTTCTTGTACCTTATAAAATTGTATTCGTCTATATTTACCTTTACCTGAAAAATCATAAAAGGTTTGTTTCAATTGACTTACCCAATTTACACTAGGCGTAGGTGCGTGGTCTTTTAAAACATAATTATCTGTACCAGCATATAGATTATTAACTTTACCTGTAATACTATTTAAATCGTGTCCTAGTAAATAGACTTCTTCAGGTTCTTCTTTTATACAAGCTATATAAGTTGCAGTTGCGCCAGCAGCCCAACCTTTATCTTTGTCAGGTAAAATATCATTTATACAGTTTGATTTATCATTATCTTTTATCCAGGATATTTTAATAGACTTTTGTTGAACAAACTTTTTATGTTTTGTTTTATCACTTCTCACTACGTGAGCAACACCAGCAACACTAGAACCATGCATAACAAAATGATTTGTTTCTGGTGTTCTTTTATTTTCATAAAATGCACCTTCTGCTCTAGCAAGTTTTAAATCTTCATCTGTTGCACCAGCCTTAATCATACTTTCATATAACTCTGCTGGAACTTTTGACCAATTTCTAAAGTAACAAGGTATCTTATCACAGATACCACTATGATACATTTCGTGCATTATACCTTGATCTACACCAATCAAAACATCTGGTGTAAATTCTCTATACAGTGCATTACAACCATATATCTTACCGTGTTGTCTTAATGATTCTAAATTGACATCTTTACGACTTGTACCATTACCTAAACAAAAAACTCTACTTACCATTTTTTCTAAAATAATACCTCCATAAAGCTGATCTTGTCATAGACACAACAGTAAATATTAATGCAATACCCATACTATCAAGTATTGTAGGGTGTAGATCAAAAAGTGGAAATATTAATAATTGTATTATTATAGCTAATATAAAACCACTACCAACATCAATTACACTTTCAAATATATCTCTACGCATTGACAAATACCTCTTTTAATATATTTTTACACTCAACACTATTAAATCTTATAAAAGGTTTTAATTTGATAATTTTGTTTGAGATATTAGGCCAAACAATTTTTTCTTCAATTTTCTTGTTCCAATTCTTAATAAACGTAAGATAGTAATCCAACACGATGGCGGTCTGGTAACTAATCTTTTTTTGAATAAGTAAACGTAAGACTCGTGGATGCTGTCCATTAGTACATAAAAAACCATCATCAAAAGAAAGCCCACGACTGTTAAAATCATTAAACACATTAGTGCAATCACTTCTAAAAAAGTAATTAAAAGATTCTTTACGTTTTTTAAAATCAAGGTAAACATCTTTTCCGTCATTTTGTAATAAGTTTCCTATCCATTTTTTGTCATCACTTAAAAAATTACTAACAAAAAAATCTATAATCTCATCTTGTTTATATTTAGTAGATAGTTTATGAAAGAAGTATCTATCGTTTCTCTTTGTAAATGTATCTAATTTACAGTTTACTTTACCTTCGTATTTAAAATAATCATAACTATCACTAGTAAAGTGAAGTTTAATTGCAAGATAGGTTTTAAATACATCAAATCCACCATACATTATACAGGTAATACTCCACACTTTGGTATTTTAAGCATTCTATTATTCATTGCTTCTACTTTAATTTTTTCTTTTAAAGGTTTTGATATTAAATTTGATATTGTTCCAGTATCAATTCCTTGTTCT